ATGCCCTTCCAGAAGTCCGCGGTGGTGAGGACCTGAAAATAGGTGACCGCGGTCCTGAAGATTTCGACGATGTATTGGCCAGCGGCGGCAATGGTGGCGCGGAGTGTCGCCCAGAGGAAATTCACACTCATCGCGAATCCGAGCTTCAACGAGGATCCGACGAGATTGAGGAACTGGCCGCTCTTGAACACGGCGATCACGTATTGCATGGCCTCGCGGATTTTGTTCCCTGCCTCCGCCGCCAAGGGGGCGAGTTTTTGGGCAAGCGCGATGGCTTGTTCGACCAGAGGACGGATGGCGTCGTTGATCGGCGTGCCGAGCGTGAGAAACACCTCGTTGATCGTGTCCTTGAGGGTGGAGAACAAGCCGTTAGTTGTCTTGCTCTGCGCCTCCATCATGCCCGCGAACTTGCCGCCCTGTGAGGTCATGTTGATGAATGCCTGCTCGATCTGCGGGAATCCCACCTGGCCGGATTCGACGAGTTTCTTCACCTGCGAATCCGAAACGCCGAATTGCTTGGCGAGCTCGCCGATGATCGGAATCCCCCGACCAGTGAGCTGGTTGATGTCCTCGGCGAAGAGTCGCCCTTGGACGCGCGCCTTGCCGTAGAGTTCGGCGATCTCGCTCACCGGTGCCTGCACGCCCGCCGACACATCACCGATGCGAGCGAGAGTCGCGGCCACCGTGTCCGACCCCTCACCGAAGGCGATCAACTTGCGGCCGGCATCGGCGAGTTCGGGAAATTCGAATGGCGTCTTGGCTCCGAGTTGGCGGAGTTGCGCGAGAGTCTGCTCGGCTTTGCCCGCATCACCGATCAAGGTCGTGAATGCCACCTTGGTTTGCTCGAAGTCGGCTGCTGATGTGACCGCCTTCATCCCAGCGGCCAATGCCACGCCACCACCCGCGAGAGCCGCGCCGAGACCCACCTTCAACCCCGCAGCGCTGAGGCTCGCCATCTTCTTGGCGGAGGCGGATACCAACTGCGTGGCACTCGCCATGGACCGCTTCAACGCGGAGATGTCGGCTCCAAGGGTGACGGTCAGGGCGCTCATGCGCCGGGGGTGGAGTCAACTGGAGATGCCGAACGTAGAGCGTGTGCAACCCTACTGGCAGGGGCAAGCGTCGAGAGCAGGAAAGACTCCCAAGCTACTCGACGCTCCGAGAACAAGGCCACCCCATCTGTTGTCCAGCAGCGTCTTGTTCTGCTCTTGAATTTACTCTCGACGCGGCCAAATATGAATAACCCCTCCATCCTTAGATATTCGTATGCCGCTGGAAAACTCATCAATCCGACCAACCGACACCCCTCCTGAAAAATAATAATAGCTGGCATCCTCGGCGAATACTTCAGGAGGGGAAGCCATCGATAGACTTACGTTTATTCGCTTGAATGCTTCATCTGATGTCATGATCTTGATATTAGGATCTGCGAACAAAATGGGCTTACTCTCGATAGAGTTGTTTATTTTATTAATATCTTCAAGGTTCAGCCTCTTGGCTACCTTCGACTGTCTACTCACGATCTTCGCATTGCTCAAGTTTAGTTGTGCTAGCCTACTATTGATTTTTTCTGGCGCAGAAGGCTCTTGCTCAGTAGCCGGATCGTTTTTGATAGTGTCTAAGGGAAGTTGCTGATTTGCGTTTGTCTTAGTCGGGGATGCGGTTTCATTTGAGCTTTTTTTGTCGGTCGTTTTTTCCTGCTGAGACACAGCTTTAACCGTCTTATTGCAGCCCGAGGAAACGAAACAAGTCAAGAACGCTAGATGTAGAATAGTTTTCATATTTTTAGTTCGCTAGGAAGTAATCGACATCAGCCGTGGGTGAGGCTGTGTCATTCAGTCTTATGCCAGTGAAGGTGTTTGCTCCAGAAACATACCCTGCACCAAACCCAGCAAATGCCGAATCCTCATAATTCTTATCGACATTACCTAGTATTACAGGCGATGTCCCGTAAGAAGCATCATAATAAAAACCTCCTGACTTGGTAATCCAGTGGCCATTGAATGACCCCGGTGGATCAGGGTTCCCTTGTCCTGCGATCCCGAGAAGGTCGGTTGCGTCCACTCCGTCAACATAGGGATGATTCGGCGGTCCACTTGGAGGGCTGGTAAAGCTCCAGTTCTTGACGATAACTGAAGTGTCATTATTCTTTGGCCATACCCGAATTCGATCGGCTGCGATTCCATGCGTGCGAAGAATATCTCTAAACAAACCACCCCACGATTGACAGTTCCCGTTCCCATCAGACCGCTGCAGAAGGTCTGGTGTGTCCGTGCATCCCATTTGATTATTTACCCAGTAGGTCATTTGGACGCCATCCAATCTATTTACCTGTTGGTCAGTGAATTCACCAAACATGGCGTCGCGTGCCAATCCTATGACAGATTCGCCATCTGCGTTCCGACAACCAAGATCAAAGAGCGTCTCCTGCCGCAAGGCAGTGGTCGGAACTCCGAGTGTTACATAGGTGCGGTTGTCAGTCTCTCCAGCTTCGCACCAGTGGTCTTTGTCGTTTACTTCCACTTCCCATGACAAAGTCATGGGATTGAGATAATCGATCTCATCCTCGAAATTACCAGATGAGGGTGTAGCGATAAGTTCAAGTTCGTCCGTGTCAAGGGTCGCGGCGGCGGTCTCGTCGATTATGATATTACCCGGACCTGTGACCTTGATCTTGGCCGAAAAGCCGCTCAATGCGGTCAGCCCGGAGGGCTTGACTTTGATCTTTCCGGCGATGCTCGGTGGAGTATCGCGGACGTAGGCGATGGGATACTTGCGCTCGCCCGGATCGTCGGCATCGCCGTCGTTGTTACCGTCCTTCCAGTGCGGAGCATCGTAGGTGACGTAGTCAATTCCTCCAGCGGTATTCAGGGTTCCGTCATCAGTCAGCCAGTCGGTAATAGTCGATGCGGAAAACGAAACTTCCTTCATCTTGAATAGCGGCACGTAAAGCGTAGCGTCCTTGCCCTCGGCATAGAAAGGATCGCTATCCCAATTGACTCCCATGATGCCGTCCGGATCGTCCACGACGAGACAGTTGGCGGTGTCGTCAACCTCCAACGTGTAGTCGTAGTCAGGGCGCGGGGTGCCGCGATACCGTGGATTCGTGCCGATGTGGATGAGTTCCACTTTGTATTTCGCTCCCTTGGGAAGGCGGAAAGTTCCTTCCTGGGTCTGGCCATAGTTGCGATTGGTGCGATAACGCACACCGTAAGTATCTCCTTCCAACGGTGTAAGCTGCACGCGGTATTTCTCGGAATGGCTTTGGCTATGGTCTCCAAACGTGAAGGTCGCTGGGACTGTGCCATTTGGCGGTGGCTGAGTGTCACTTGGATCGTTCGGGTTGCTGCCTTGATCTTCCTCATCGCCATCGTTCACGCCGTCTCCATCGGTATCAACATTGTTCGGATTGGTGCCTAGCTGCTCTTCCTCCGCGTTGGTGAGGCCGTCGCCATCAGGGTCAGCATTTGGATTTTGGTTGGCGGGTCCGGCAAGGTTATTATTGAGCTTAGGATTGAAGCCGTGGGCTAATTCCCATGCGTCGTTCATACCATCGCCGTCGGTGTCTGGCTGGCGTGGATTGGTTAGGTGGGTGACGAATTCCACCTGCGTTGTGATTCCGTCCCAATCAGGATCGCCTGCCCACGGGAAAACGGCGGCGTTGTTCACAACGAACGGATCAAATCCCTTGTCCAAAAAAACAAACTCAAGCTGATTCGCGAGCGTGTCACCGTCGGCATCGAGCAAGCCATCGGCGGCGTTGTTAGGATTCAAATTGTTGTCGATCTCGTAATCATCCCACATCCAATCACCATCTGTATCCATTTCTAGCGGGTTGGTGAAATGCACCAAAATCTCATCGCCATCGGAAAGCGTGTCCTCATCGGTGTCCCATAATGAGGGATTCGTTCCGTGCGTGTAAATCTCGCTGAAATCGCTGAGACTATCGCCATCCGAATCGGAATTTGCGGGCGAGGTAGAGTGAACGAACACCTCATCGTAATCATTCAGCCCATCCGAATCCGTATCCGTTAGGTGTGGATCGCCGCCATACCAATACTCGAACTCGTTAGTCAATCCGTCGCCATCGGGATCGCCATCGGCACCGTTGGCAGGATCGATACTGCCGTCATCATTCGGATCAAGCCCCTTCTCGATCTCCCAAAAATCCGATAGGCCATCGCCATCCGTATCCCATTCCATCGGATTGGTCTGGTGGACGGAAACCTCGTCCCAGTTGGTCAGGCCATCGTAGTCGAAATCGTCGCCATCGGGATCGGTCGTCGGCTGATCGCTGAACCACAGCCGGAAGAATCCCTTGTCCGCAGTGCCGTCTACTTCGTAGCTGATGTTCTCGTCATTGCCCGTCTCGATGATCGGTGCCCATGTCCATCGGCGCAGGTGGTCGTTCGGATCGGAGACCTGAATGAAATACGTGCGTGCCTCGTGACCGTACCAGCGCAGGAACTTGTCCGCCCCGACCTTGAGGACTTCGGAATTCTGCTCTTGAGCTGCTAACGGGGAGACAGCCGCAAGTATCGCAGCAAAGAGAAGGCGGAAGGTTCTCATTGGTCGCCTCCTTCTTCCTTGAGATAACGGCTACCGCGATGCGGCTTAAGCCAAAACGTATGGTTCTCCGGCTTCGGAGGGTGGGCGGTGTGCCAGGCGGTGGCAGCTGCCTGATACTCCTCCTGCGCCTTCCGAATCAGGATCAGCCGTTCCTTGTGCTTCGTGTAGTAATCGCGAAGAGTCGTGAGAACGCGAATTGCCTCCACGTCTTCGGCATCGCCCTTGGTGATCGCGAAAGCGAGGTTTTCAAGCGCAGGATGATACGGCATCTGCCACTCCTTTCCAAAACGCAAATGTCTCTTTGTATCGATATTCGATGCGAAGAGATGAAACGAACTTACACGCTCGCCGATTTTGATCTTGGGAAAAGGTGAAAGCAGTGTCCAATCCCACGCGCACCACGCCTCAAAATTCTCCTTGGTGCGCGGGTCATACCACTTCACATGGCTGATGCTGTGGTCATAGACGGACGCGCCGAAGGATAGCAGATAGCGCGGCTCACCAGTCGGGCCTTGCACAAAAGGCTTCGGCTCGGGCGGTAGAGGAATATCAGGCAAGGTCGATGCCTCACTGCGAATCACTGTGATCTGATGCGTCGGCAGTTTGCGCGTTGTCGCTGCCTCCACCTTCAGTTGCGGAACCTTCTTCGGCGGAGGCGGCGGAATGAAAACGGCGCTTGGAATCGGCAGCTCCTTCTCGATGTTCGCTTCAGCTTGTGGCACCTCCTGCGCTTGGAGGGAAAGGCAGTAAGCCAAGGATAATACGAGGATTGCGAATGGTTTTATTGACGCATTCGATACGCTTGAAACGTATCGCCTACAAGGTGGATGTGGTGCTGTAGTTTTCATTTTCTGGCAGAACTGTGTTATCGAACCGCGCGCCGTATTTGTCCTGTAACAAAAGCGTGCGGCTCAACCGGTGCAAATGCGGCATGGAATGGCGCTATTCTGGAAATTTTCCATTCGTAGGAATGAGATTTGGCTGGGCATCTGCGAGATTTCAGCTGATCGTAGAACAACAAATGCAGGCTGATTTAACAAGTTAAATTTCACAAATTTAGCTAACCCACACCAGTCCACGTTCCTCTCAATTCCTCCAACTGCTCCCTCAGTCCGCGTTCCTCATCCCCGGAATGCCCCCAGTTTGTCCTCACTCCATTCCTCCGCAGCAGGCAGTGTTGGTATTGCGCCAGTCTTGCCAGCGGCATGAACAGGATGCGCTCCTCGGGCCAGCCAGTTTCGGCGGCGACTGCGAACACCTGGGCGGCTAGGAAGCCTGGTTCGTCGCAGGGTGTGGCTTTTTTCCGCCGATGTCCCCGGTGGTTTCTACCTGGGCTGCTTCCAGTTCGCGGCTTTGTTCTTCGAGGCGCTTGAAGGCGGTCTGGAAATCGGTCGGGGTGAGGTTGCCGCAGAAAATCAGCACGGCCTCCCTAAATCCTTGCTCATGGAATGAGGCTCGCACTACCTCGGGCCACGGAGCGCAATGGGTGAATACGAAACCCATGATCGCCGAAGTGAATTCCGGTGTGCCTTCCGTGGGCGTTTCGCCTTTCACCAGTGGATTGCCGGTTCTGAGGAGCACATCGTAACTGGCCAGCGATAGCGGGCGCATGGCATGGCCGCCGACGATGGTTTCGACATCATGAAAGGCTGTGGAGAGGAGTTTCTGGCGGTGATGATCTTCCATGGCTTCAGAGATGGCGAAGGAACAAGTCTTCGGTGCGCGGCGAAGCATCGAGCGGAATGAACGCGATCTTGCCCCGGCGTTTCACGCAGGCGAGCGGCACGTCCTGCTTAACCTTGTCCACGAGACGCTGGCGGTTGAGCAGGGCGCACTTGATGTAGGCGAACGGATGCTCCGGGTTGGCGTGGTGCCAAGCGTCATCGTTCCATGCTTCGATGAGCTGCTTTGTCTGGAATTTTCCGCACGAACTCTGCGGCTCGAAAAACCATACGGTGCGCTCGCCACGGATGCCGTCGCCGACAACGCGGACGAATGGTTTCTCTGCGAGCGGAATGCCCACAGCCGTCAGTGCGGCGGCAAGGCAGGTGTTGCTGGTGGCGGTGGATGAAATGTGAGTGATGGAGTTCATATCGGTATCTCGTTATCTCGTGTGGAAAGGGTTGGTTCACGCACCGCCGCCGCCGGAAACGACCAGCGGATAGTTGGTGGCGGTGATGTCGATCTTCTCGAAGTCCTCGTTGTTGAGGGCGCGGCTGATCTGCTTGATGACCGTGGTGCCGCCGCTGGCCTGCATGTGGGACGGCATCGCATTGGCGAGCGTGAGGGCCGCGCCGATCTTGCCTGCGAATGG